CGGTGGTCGCCGTATCATTACTATAAACGTATCTCCAAGTCGTAGGAGTTGCTGTAGTAGATTACAGTATTAGCGGCGGACAGTGTAATGCCGTAACCACCCGTTTTTGGTTGGCCCACAAAGAAGCGTAGAGGATCTGACTTGGTCTGAAACCTCTGCACAATATCTTGTCGCTCCTCTTGTGGTGTACCACCATAATAAGTTGCGACCGCTTCGGGCCCAAAGCGGCCGCGCAAGGCATCAGCAATCCGTTGGATGTCGTGTGTATACGTCGCCCAAATTATCGCCTTACCTTGAACTTCATCAGACAGGTTCATGAGTTCATCAAGCCGGTGGCTCTTAATCTCCTGCATCTCGCCCTCGTCTGGCTGCAAAAACCCGCAGCAAATCTGTTGCAATCGCATGATCTGTGTCAGAACACTTGCCGTCGTAGCAAGCTCCCCACTATCCATCTGTGCAAGCGCCAACAGCTTCATCTGGTTGTATACGTTCATCTGCTCGTGAGTTAGAGGAACGACGCGTTTGACGTAGACTTTATCTGGCAGATCCAGACATTCTTCTTTCAATACGCGGTTTGAAAACTGGTCTAGTTTATTGGTTAGTTCTTCTAGGCGTTGGTAGCCAACGATCTGCTGAAAGCTACGGTGCCCCATCGTCCGGCGTTGGACTTGTGCGTACCGTGCTTGAAAAGCAAAGTAGCTGTTAAACCCTAACGCCCTGTCTTTGAGAAAGTCACATTGACTAAACAAATCCATCGGGCTCTTTGTAATAGGCGACCCTGTCAATATACGGCGATACAAAGCCCTCTCTCGCAACGCTACAAGGTTCTTGGTCCGCAGCGCTTTACGGTTTTTTATAGTGGTGCTTTCGTCAATAATCATCATGTTCTGTGGGTTCTGAAACAAAAAAGCTCTGGCAGCATCCAAGCCCCGTTGCGAACTAAACGCCTCGACGTTAATTACAAATATCTTCACGCCCTAAAATTTTTCTGTAATAAAATCCACAAGGTCCGAATCATAACGTTTAGATTTAATCGTGCGCCACGACATAACTTTCTTTTCGATTCGGTCTGGGAAGTGTGCCTCAATCTCTCCCTTTGCCCAGTTGTCGTACACACCTTTCGGGGCTACAACCATGGCTGCATTAATTTTACCGGCCTCATACAACACGGCTATATTATCTATGGCTACCTTCGATTTCCCTGTACCCATCTCCATAAATAAAGCATAATACTCCGCGGCCCACGATTCTTCCAAGGCCACACGTTGGTGGTCATACGGTCTGGTTTTAAATTCGAAATCTAACATCTTGCCCCCTGCGATTTTTTTTGTTGACATTCTCAACGTATAAGATATTATCCGTTTTTGTCAAGGCCCGAAAGGTGCCTTTAATCGCGAAAGGAGAAAAACGATGAACGACAGTATCTTCAAACAGCTTGAAGAAGACTTTGAAGAAACCTTATCTTCCGTAAATAAAGTCGATCAAGGTGGTCTAACAAGTTTAGCATCACTAGCTCGAAAAATACAAGAGGAAGAAGGGAACATTGCCAAATTAGAGGAAACTCTTAAAGAGGCAAAAAAGAAGCTTCTTAAACTAACTGACGAAGACATGCCCGCTGTAATGCAAGAGGTAGGCATGAACAAGTTTGAACTGGACGACGGTTCAATGGTTGAAGTCAAACCAACCTACGGGGCTTCAATCCTCGTAGATAATCGCCCTCAAGCTTACGATTGGCTACGCGAAAACGGCTATGATGACATTATTAAGAACAATGTCATATGCTCGTTTGGGCGTGGTGAGGACGATAAGGCATCCGCCTTCAAAGCATTTGCTGCTAAAGAAGGTTATGTTGCAAATCAAAAAACCGAAATACATTCGCAGACGTTACGCGCTTTTGTAAAAGAGCGAGTGGAAGCAGGTGATGCGTTCCCAATGGAATTGTTTGGGGCGTGGGTAGGTCAACGCGCAGTTATTAAGAGAGGAAAATAAAATGGCTGATAATAAAGCAGTTGCAAAAAAGCAAGCGTCAAACGTAGTTGAGTTTGACATGTCTGTGTTAGAAGCAGACGCCAGTGTTGGATTTGAAAACATTGGTCAGGAAGACTTAGCACTTCCGTTTCTAAAGGTGTTGTCTGGTAACGATCCCGTTCTGGATGACCGAAACTTCCAAGGCCGTAAGGGGGATATTTACAATACGGTCACCGGACAATGCTTCGACGGAGAGACAGGGGTTAAGGTTATACCTTGCGCGTATCAACGTCGATTTATTCAATGGTCCCCAAGAGGACAAGGCAGTGGGGCTCCTATTGCCATGTACGCACCGGATGAAACGCGTCCGGAAACAGAGCGTTCGCCTGACGACAATAAAGATTACGTCAAAGGCGGCGAAGGCGACTACATCGAAGAAACGCATCAGCACTTTGTGTTGCTTGTTAACGACGATGGTGCCGCCGAAACTGCTCTGATTGCCATGAAATCTACGCAGCTTAAAAAGTCGCGTAAATGGAACAGCATGATGATGAGCAGGCAAATAACAGGTAAAAACGGTCCGTTTACTCCGCCACGCTTTGGCTTTGTCTACAACCTCAAGACTACCTTTGAGGAAAACAGCAAAGGTTCTTGGCATGGTTGGGAAATGTCCGTCGAAGGACCGACACCTAATCTCGATCTTTATAATCGAGCCAAGGAGTTCGCAAACAGCATCACCGCAGGGGACGTTGTTGTCAAACATACGAACGATGAATCTGGTAGCAAAGAAGATATACCGTTTTAATCATCACGCGGCGGGGCACTAGCCCCGTCGCTCTCGTATGGGGGCAGTAATGGAATTTAAAAAGTTTGCGTCCATTTTTGATGGACTGAAGGAAGCTTACGGCTACTTCAAAATAGAAAAAACAGGCTCAAATGGCAAAGCCCAAGGCAAGGCGGGGGTCACACGCGAACCTCGGACCCCGGAGCTTTGGCAAAACCACTTGCTTGGAAAAGGCACGGGGCTCGGTATTATACCGATCAACGAGGACAACAACTGCAAGTGGGGCTGTATAGATATTGACCAATATCCGCTCGACCACAAATTGCTTGTCGAGAAGATACGACGGTTGAAGTTACCTTTGGTGGTATGCCGATCTAAGTCAGGCGGAGCGCATTGCTTCCTGTTCTCTACCGAGTGGGTAGAAGCGCGGGACATGCAGAAAGCTCTGCAACATATGTCCGCGGCTCTCGGCTATGGCGAAAGCGAGATCTTTCCCAAGCAAGTCAAGCTGCACTTGGACCGCGGTGATGTAGGTAACTTTCTAAACTTACCGTACTACGACGCAGAAAATGGATTGCGGTATGCTTTTCTTGATGACGGTACGTCGGCATCCATAGACGAGTTTTACGAACTGTATGATAAATTTGTACAGACGCCGGAAGAGGTGGTTAAGTTACAGGTTGCGGGAAATAAGGAAACAGACCTACTTAACGACGGCCCGCCGTGCCTTCAGATACTTTGTAAGTCCAAGATTAGCGAAGGTGGCAGAAACAACGGATTGTTTAACATTGGCGTGTACTTACGCAAGGCTTTCCCAGATAGTTGGGAGTCAGAAATACTACAATACAATATGGAGTACCTTTCTCCGCCATTGCCGTTGCCAGAGGTAAACGTAGTCGCGAAGCAAGTTGCACGGAAGGACTACGCTTTTAAATGTTCAGATGCGCCCATCAACGCGCATTGCAACAAGGATCTATGCCGTACAAGGAAACATGGCATAGGAGCCGCTGTAAGCGGGGCTACAATCGCGAACCTACGCAAATACAACTCAGTACCGCCTGTATGGTTTATGGACGTTAACGGGGAGCCTCTGGAGCTAGACACGGAAGCGTTGATGAACCAGTTGCAGTTTCAGAAAGCTTGCATGGAACAACTGAACTTCATGCCGCGCTCTGCGGCAAAGCAACAATGGGAAAGTCGGATTAGTACGCTGTTGAATGAAATGAAAGAAAACGAAAGCGCAATTATTGAAGTGGCGCAAGACGCAAGCATTAGCGGTCAGTTCTACGACTATCTGGAGGAGTTCTGTCGTCATCAGCAACAGGCACAAGACAAAGAAGAAATATTATTGCGTCGCCCTTGGACAGACGAGGATTCTGACATAACGTTCTTCAGATTGAAAGATTTTGAAGGGTTTCTTCGCAAAAACAAATTTTTCGAGTATAAGTCTCATAAGATAGCCCAACGCCTACGGGATATAAATGGCGAGAGCGTTGTTTTAAAAATTAAAGGGAGGGCCGTAAGAGTGTGGCAGATACCATCTTTTGAAAGCGCAGACATGGACTTCACAGTCCCACAGTTTGGATCACAAGGGGAGGCTCCGTTTTGACCGAAGACCGTAATCAAGAAATCGTGCGACTGATAGATCAACAACGCATGACCAAGACAGCCGTTGCAAAACGTTACAACGTCTCGAAACAACGTGTGCAACAAATATACAAACGGGAGAAAGCAAGAAATGTTGAGGATATTCGGACCGCCGGGGACAGGGAAAACAACGACGCTTCTTAATATGGTGGACGATGCTCTGGCTAGTGGTGTACATCCGCACCGGATAGCCTTTCTCGCTTTTACCAAGAAGGCCGCCACAGAGGCCAAGGAACGCGCCGCACAGAGGTTTAACCTAGATCCTAAGAAAGACTTAATGTTTTTCCGTACACTGCACTCCTTGGCGCTTACAATGACGGACATACGCCCAGAGCAGGTTATGCAACCGGAGAACTACCGCGAACTCAGCAAAGCCATTGGTAGTACGCTGAACGAGGCAAAGTCTGTAAACTTTGACAACGATCTGCCAGACAAGGTGTGTGAATCAGATCCGGTG